AGACATTCGAGCCTCTCTAACTGGTTGCTGAGGCTGTTTAAACGGGATTACTTGAGCTGCTGTCATACTTCACCCGCCTTAGGCTTCACATAGCCACCAAATGCTTCAACCGTTCCTGATTTCACCAGACTCGCCACCACTTCACTGGCCATCCAGTCATTGAGACGGCAACGGCGCACTAGCTGCTCAGCCAGATCAGTTTTTCGTACAGCGGCGTTGTTTACATCCTGATTTCGTACACGTAGATTGTTTTGATTACGCTTAAACAGCTCATCAAGAATTCTTAAAGCCGGATCATAGAAAGACTGTACTTGTTGCAGATGTTTATAATCAGCGTTATTGATTGCAGAGTTCATAGGGCCTCCTGCTGTAATGAAGACACGAACAGAGCTACAGGTTCGACAAAGCAGCGTTTGGCCTTACGACTTTTCAAAAGAGGTTTAGCCATTGAACTGCTTTTATCCTGTTTCAGATCAACAGGTTTGCTATTGCTAGCGAGTTCTGATAAATTCTTTTTCATAATTCATTCATGCCTGTATGAGTTAGAAAAAGCCTGATTTCGCACGTCAGGCTTTTTCATTTTTTACGGTTTGTGTAGTAGCGGTATATTTCTGCATTTGCTTGTAAGCTGCTTGATCAGCCGCTTTAGCAAACTCAATAATTCGTGTAAAAATACCGTGAATCTCTTCATACTCTGCCGGTGTAATCACACCATCTTCATAAGCTTCATAGACTTTCTGGTTGGCCTGCCCGTTACAGATATTTGCCTGCATCATGGCCTCGATCACAGATAACTCTCGATGCTTGTCGCCTTCGCAACCTGTCGGGATTAGCGCGAGATTCAGCTTGTGCGCCCACACTTTAAGTACCGCCGGGTTTTCTGTGTATTCGAGCATGGCCTCAAATTTTTTAAGACTCGGCTGATAATCCATATTCGGATTGCCGTAATTCAGAACGGTTTTATGAGAGTCGCCGATTACTTCAGCAATCTGTTTTGCATCAATACCTGGTGTATGACGGATCATCTTATACAGAGCAGCTTGTGCTTCTTTGCTAAATTCCATATGTGAACCCTTGTTTTTATTCACGTTTACTTGTGGCTTTGAGAAGGTCAGAATGTTTAAGTTGTTAGAGCAGATTCAGACTTATTTCTGACGATTTCATAGGGGATATTTGGTACTAATGCCATAATTTTCCCTACCGACGGATCTGGAACGTAATCACCCCATTGATTAATAGCTTGAGGGGTAATACCAATCTCTTCAGCTAGCCGTGAGGCATTTTTGAAATGTCTAACGGCATCATTAGTTTTGATTAGAACTCTCATATTTATAACCAAGTTCGCTTTAATAATTAAAGTGTACTTTAATAAATATTTGCAAGCAAGCTTTATTATTCTTGTTGTAAGCTAGCTTTAAATTAAAGTAGATTTCATTATGAACGACCTTCAAGACAGAATTAACGAGGCTATTGCCCACTTCATATCGCAGAAGAAGTTAAAAAAGTTAGATAGAAAAGATTTAGCTAAGTATTGTGGTGTATCTGTTGCTGCTGTAGGTCAATGGATAAATGGAAAAACAAACTCTTTAGACAGTCTCACTAATGCTAAGGCAGCCCAGTATTTCGGTGTAAACCCTCATTGGCTAGCTGGCGATAAAAAATATCAAATGCTTGAAGAAGATGGTACTAATCAGAAGCTTGATAATAATGTAGATATTTCTCAAAAAATTGACTTAATTGGCCGCCCAATTCCTGTTATCAGCTGGGTTCAAGCTGGGCCTTGGACTGGTATCGATTCCGTTCCTGAAGATACGGAATTCGATGAATGGCTTCCCCCTAATAAAGATTGTGGCAAAAATGGTTATGCTTTAGTGGTTAAAGGCTTATCTATGTATCCTCGATTTGAGCCTGAGGATAGAATTTATGTGAATCCAGACTATCCTATGTGTGACTTAAGGACAGATGATCTTGTTATCGTATGCTGTCCAGATGATGTAGAGTGTACTTTTAAGAAATTAATTATCGAAGGCAATCAGATGTATTTGCAGCCTTTAAACCCGGAATGGCCTGAACAAATTATGAAGTTACCTAAGGGCTGTCGGTTAGTTGGAAAGGTGGTAGGCCAGTACAGAAAAATTTAAATATAAAAAAGCCTGCATTCGCAGGCCTTTTAAATTATTCACACTCCAAGGGAATTGCTTGTTTATTTCTTAATTCTATTTCCTCAATTTTATCTTCAAGTTTTCTTTGTTCATCATCTGGCAATGCTTCAATTCTTAATGACTCTCTGTATTGTAAGGCTTCTGCTTTTAAAGTGAACTTAGCTTGAATACCTTGCTCCTCCAAATAATTTTTAACATCAGTTAAAGCCACCCTAAAAAATTCTTTTTTATAATTAACTTTATTTACTCTTTGATGATTAAAGTGATGATGAAGCATTTTTTCAAGAGTTGGTGCATCCTCACTATAGATCATCGCATGCACATCAAATGTGAAGGGAACTGAAGCATCCCCTAATTCCTTTACCCGATCCATTGGTTCTAAGCGCCTGGTCATGCCTAGTTTTAAAACATTGTCTCCAAATGAGCCTATATTAGAAATAATATAAACGTGACCAGCTCGGGTTTGTTGAGCCATAGATAAAGCTCTCTCATTCTTTTCTTCAGCTTCCTTAAGCTTTGACAATAAATCTGACATTTCACGGTCATAAATAGCCTTCTGGTCGTCTGAAGATTTCTCAAACTCTCTTTTAGCCTTTTCGTACGCTTTCCTTAGTAATTGCTCTTCTTTTTCTGCATCACGTATAGCACGTTCGTATTCTCTTAAAGCCTTTTCCTCTTCTTTAATTTGTTCACGTATAGCGCGCTGTTCTTCTCGTTCTTTTTCTCTAAAATCTAATACTATCGCGCCCCATTTTAATTCTTCGGCACGAAGAGCTAAGTAAGAAGGATTAATTCTGGCATTTCTGAAAGCTTGTCCATAATTGTTCAGCAATAAGTAATCATCCTTTAAGGCTTGAACTAGTTTACCTACATTGTCGTGTCTTAATCTCGAAGCATGTACATCAGCCTTACCATTGAATGCGTTAGTAATAAACGCAATAGCAGTATTCTTTCTCAAATCTTCGACATAGTCACACTCAGCAACCACACCTTGCTTTATTGCTGTCTTAATTTCCAATTTTACTTGCTTGAGTCTTTGTGCTGCATCCAGATGATCATAACCATCAATTAGATCATCCAATAAAGTTTGAGCAGGAAGAAGATATTCATCACTATAACCATGAATTTTGTTTTCCAGTGCTTTAACAATTTTAGAAAGTTCTAATTTCTCATTTGCTAATCCAAAGTACTCTCCCAACAATTGTCTAGCCTCATTTTCAATCAAGAGCATCTCCCTTTCTTTGTGCTCTTCTAGGAAGCTCTCGACCTCTTTGGTTTTAATTTTAATGTTATTTTTTAAAGTATTGGCTTCAGAAACTATCATCCGTTTGTATAACTTCAAAGACTCTAAACTTTGGTTTTTTTCCTGTTCCCATTCTTTTTTCGTACTATTGAAAAGCCATAATTCTGCCTCTTTTTCTCTCGCCCATGCTGCTTTTTCAGCATTCAAATTTAATTTTTCCTTATCACAGAATTCTTTAAACTCTTCCCCCTTAAGCTTCATAAACTGTGCAAAGTTATCTTTTTCACTTTGTATATATCCTTCTATATCAATTATTTTTTGATATTTAGATAATTTCTCTAATAGTTCTTCAAGAGTATTTATTTGCTTTTTTAAGTCATATATCTGCCGACCATCAGTAGTAGCTTTATCATTTTTATCCACTATTTCTAAGGTGAGTTTCTTGTTGCTTTTACTGAGGGTGTCTATTCTCTCAGCCTGGCTTCTACTTTTTTTAAAGAAAAATGCTGCAGCAACAGCTACTACTAAGCAAATTAAAAATAAGAAAAATTCCATTTATTTATCTACAAAAATTATTTTCTACATTTTATATAGTTTCCCCCTTCCTCTCTACCATCTACAAATCCAGATATAGGTTTCCTGTCACATTTCAGAAATTTAAATAATTTTATTGAGATTTTTTAAAGTGCCCAATAAAAAATTTAAAGCATATTTTATAATTATTATTAAAGCATGCTTTACAACCAATATATATTAAAGTATGCTTTAAAAACAAGATAAACAAAAAGCCCGCTGGACTGGACATCAAACGGGCTTTTCTAACACAACGAGGCCATTATGAAACAAAAAGCTGTTAAGAGTCAAACGACTCAGATCCTCTTTCAAGAACCAACAACTGAAGAGATGTACGCTAAACCGCGCTCAATCTTCGCTGACCTTTGCACATTCCTCTTATTGTTAAGCCTGTTCATTGGCTTAGTCGCAATGCTCCGCAGCTGTGCAGATGATGCAGAAACTCAAGCAGTCCAAGCCCATGCTTATAACGCAAAGTTCTCTCAAGAATCTCAACTGGTTCAAGTTGTGGAGGCCCGCTAATGACAACTTCTACTCAAACATTTTCTGAATACCTGGGTGGCTTTGAGCAAGGTCACATGACTATGCGTCTTGGACATACTGTCTACGTTGAACAAGGCAAAGATATTTTTGCTGAAGATCGTCAAACCGGCGAGCTTGTAAAAATCACTCTTGAAGAGCATGTAGCCAAACCCTGGATTCGTAAAAACTTCGAACGTGAACGCGTATTTCAGCGCCGCAAGGCTTTAGCGATTGGTCTGCAAAAATCACATATTCCTTCATATGACCGCAAAGCATATAAGCGTCGTATGGGCTGGGTCGGATCGAGATAAGGGGAATAGTTATGACAGTATTTTTTAAGAAAGCTGAACGCAAAAACGCAAAGTTACGTCTGGCTATTGCTGGCCCTACTGGTGCAGGTAAAACCTTGGGTGCTCTTCTTCTGGCTAAAGGAATTGGTGGCCGTATTGCTGTAGCAGATACTGAAAACAGTAGTGCTGAGCTATATGAAGATGTGGTTAATTTTGAACATGCAAACATCCAGCCGCCCTACACTCCTGAAAAATTTATTGATGCAATTCATGCTGCTGAGAAAGCAGGCTTCGATACCTTAATTATAGACAGTATTACTCATGAGTGGTCTGGGGTTGGTGGTTGTCTGGAAATTGTCGATAAGCTGAGCGGCACAACGTTCAAAGGTAATAGTTGGGGGGCATGGAGCCAAGTTACACCACGCCACCGCAAGTTTATTGATGCAATGCTTCAATCCAGTATCAATATCATTGTAACCATGCGTAGCAAAATGGATACCGTCCAGGTTGATGCAGGAAACGGTAAAAAGAAAGTAGAAAAAGTAGGTATGAAGGCAGAACAGCGCGATGGAATTGAATATGAATTCACGACTGTTCTGGATCTAACCCATGACAATTATGCAGTTAGAACAAAAGACCGTACTCGAATTTTTAATGAGGCGCGTCAGTTAAGTGAACATGACGGCATTTTATTAAAACAGTGGCTCAATTCCGGATCTGCTAATGCTTGTATCAATGGCAATCAATACTTTGAACTTGAAGCATTAATGCAACAAGCCGGAATAGATATTGAAAAGTATTGTTCCAAGCGTGGACTGAATAGCCTTCATGATGTTCAGCAGCAAAAGTTTGAAGAAACCTGTGCAGGTATCCAGAAGATTATTGAGCGGAACCAACAGGCTCAACAAGAATCAGAAAAGCAGCTTCAAGCTGACCATGAGGCTCAGGCAGAAGCTGATTATCAGAAAGCGTTAGAGGTAATTAAAAACGCTGAGCAAGAAAGTGAACTTCAATACCCTGCTGATTATTTTAAAGGCTCAAAGTACGAGCAACTTGTTTTAAATGCTTGCCAAGCAAAAAAGGACATGGAGGGCTGGAGCGCATGAAGACTTATATCTGGTCTTATGAAGCGACTGTCCCTCATAGTCCTAAGAAGCTTACCGGTCGTATAGAAGCTGCGACTGGTGTGGAGGCCAAAGAAGTTGTTATGGCCAAGAATGAACTGATTACTCATGTGAGCGTACGCATACTTAAAAATCAGGATGCAGCACGTAAGCAACCCTTTGAAACTTTGGAGTGTGCTGTATGAATATTTTAAATAGCAAAGAAGCGTTTGAAGCAATGATGGCTGGCCGAAATATCATGTGCCGTGCTGTTGGTGAAATGGTGGATTTCGATGATCTGGATCGTTTTCCTGCTACGGTTTTCGCAATGCCGGGCCATGAGTTTTGCATCAAAGTAGAAACCATGGAACTGGCCGGTATTACGTTTACCAAACCTTTGGAGCTTGATGATGTTGTAGAAGGTCAGGAGGTTTTCTTGGTTTATCCTAATCACATTGCACACACTCAATTCACTTCACTGTCTGGAAAGTATGTTGAATGTGTGAAAAATGGTTTTGCCCAGATGGATCAGGAGAATGCTGAATTACAGCTACAAGCAATTGGTAAACTTCTTGGACGAACTATTGCTTACCCTTTAACGATAGAAAGTCATTACAAGCCTGAAAAGAAACGTCGTAGTCGAAAAGCCAAGGAAGATACCGAACAGACCAGCGAACCTGCTGGTCCAGGCGACACCATACCGAATATTGAAAAGTCGGTTGAAGCTGAGCCTGTTCAAGCTACAGAAAAATGGATAGATCCGGAAGAACTGAAAAAGCAGTACTTGCTTCGCTTGCATAAGCTCACTACTACAGAAGAAGTAATGCAGCTGCGTTATGAAATAAATCCTGACAATCGCTTAAGCAAAACTCAGATTAATTATTTAAACGTAGCAGCTGAGCAGCAGATTGCAAAAATTGAAAAAGCTGCAGCTGAACAAGCTACTACACCAGCAGAAGAAATTGGGCCTGAAAATGTCCAAAACTCAACATCAAACGATGTGGAAGAAAAGGCAATAAGTGTAGATGAGCTCAAGCGTTTACAGAAGGAAGCTGAGGCTTTAATTCAAGAGAAAAAGCAAACTGCTGACGCTACAGAACAGCCTATTCATATTTTTAGTGCAACTAAGCGTGACCAGATGATTGAGCACATTTTAAATCTGAACACGACTGAAGCATTAGAGAAGTATGCACCGGCTATCACTGCCGCAAAGCCTTCAATGCATCCTGAGCATCATATTGCTGTACTAAATGCTTACTCAAAACGAAAGGTCACTTTAGACCAGTTGGATCTGCTGTCTACTGATGGAGTACAGGAAGCATGAGATACCAGTATTCCTCTATGACTCGGATTCTAACCGTATATGGCTGCAAGATGGATCACATCTTTACCAATGTGGGCCTATTTGAAATTGAAGCTCTTATCACTAACGCAAAATTTAAAGAAGCCAACTGGAGAATGTAATGAATTCAGCAGCAGATTTAAGAAGACTTGAAGAACAAAATCATCTTCAGAAAGCTAAACAAAAGGTAGTTGATGCTCTTAACAATGATCCAATGGGTCTATCAATTGCTCAGTTAATGACTGTATGCCGACTGAGCATAAAGACGGTCAAAAATATCTTATCAACTATAGAGGTAACTCAAGAAGATGGGGTGTATTTTTTAAATAATGTACCACGAGTTCAAGTTCAAACTTCGGCCATAGAGAAGCCAGAACCAGAACCAGAACCAGAACCATTGAAAGTCAAACGAAACATTCAAGCTGAAATATTGCAGCTATTAAAGAAAAACCAGAATGGTCTGCTTGGAGAAGAGATTATTCAAACTTTAGCTGTAACTGATAAGCAATTTGCCAATGCACTCTGGATGTTAAAAAAGACTTATAGCATTCAACGTACTGGTGTTACTGGATCGTTTCATTACAAGCTTGTTAGTGAAGAAGCACTTTGTAAAATTGAACAGACTTCTACACCGGAAACTGAAATTAAAGCAGAAGAAATTCAAGAAGAAAAATGGAAAGCTTTTGTTGATATGCCAGTAAATAAAACTGAAGAAAGCCACTCTTTATCAGCTTTAGAAGTTTTTAAGTCAAAAATTAAGACAGTATTCATTAGCAAAAGTGAATTAACTCTACACCATGAACAGGTTAATAAGCTGCTCACGGATCTATTTGGCTTAGAAAAAATTGAGTGGCTTATCGAAGGTGAGAAGCTGGTCGGCATCCACTTATCCCATGAAAGTGTCACTTAAATATTTAGAGCTACTTCTCTACTTAAATAAATAAGTAGAGAAGTTTTGAGTCTTAATTTTCTATTTTAATAAAATATTGGTGATGTGATGGATATTAAAGAAAAGCAAGCGAGCTGGGCAGTTGAAAGACCGTTATTTGAAGCTGAATTTATTCACTCTCATCTTTTACCCTTTTTCAAATTTAATGAAAACACCGGTGATTACGAAATTAAAAGTGAGTGTGTGAGCAATACTGATGATGAAGATCGAAAGGTTGCTTATGAAGCGTTAAATACTGGCTGGGCAATGTGGCTACGCGCAAAGCGGAGCAGTAAAGCGATGACGGAAGAGTTTATTTTAGTGCCAATTAAAAACACTAAGTACTTTAGTCATGATGGTGAAAATTATGAAGTTCACGACACTTTGGCAGAAGCAAAACATGAGGCTGAGTGTGCCATTGAAAGCTTCAGAGAAAGACTTGCTGATCAATTATGTAATCCAGCTGAAGACGGAAACTTCCAGCAAGTTGGCTATGGAATAGTTTTAGCAGAATCGGGCTATTCGGTGGATCACATTGTTACTCAAGAAGATGTTGATAATGGCGAGTACGGTTATGACGTCGGTACTGAAATTATGTCACTGTTCTTGATCGAAGCACAGGAGCCAGCCAATGATTGATAAGAGACTTGCTCTAACCAAAAAGCAAAAAGCTTTGTTCGATAAATTCAAGCAATCTCTTGATAATCTTCTTGCATCGGGCGTTTATTTACTACCTTGGGATGAGGCGGCATATCCAGTAAATATGAAGCACGTAGAGCATATTTGTCCAGATGATTTTAGAAAGGGTGATAAGTCAAAATATATTGAATTCTCCCATATTCAGCTTGGTATCAATCTTCGGGTTGAGCACGAAAGCTGCTACATCAATACGAATGTTTGTATTAAGTTTAAGGAGCCAACCAATGACTGAAATTCAACAAACAAACATTGCTGTGGCGAACTTCATTATTGATGAGTTGTACAAAGAGAAGCCGTTCAATCTAATTCTCACGCCTCAACAGTATTCATCATTTTTGAATATCGTTGAGAATTCGCCTACTACTGGTCTTAGCTATCGTTCATGGCAAGAGGGTGAATGCTTTTTAGTTGGTGTAGATAAATCCAATGTAAACCAGATCTATCACAAGCTCAGCAGCTACATCGCAAAGCATGAGCATTCTAGAAACACTATAGATAGCTTTATTAATGACGGCGATTTTGATCAGGCATTTAAGGATGTATTTGGCTTGCCCGATTCAGTTAAGCAAAGTTTAAAGGAGGTGTCATGAATCTAATTGAACGCCTTGAAGGATATGACAAGGCAAAATTAATTGTAGATAACCAAATTAATTCTGAGTTTCAAACAGAGTTTTTCGACATCAACGGTAATTACTATGCTAATGACTTTGGTGACTTGGTTATCTTTATAAATGATCAGTGGGTTAATTTCGATAGTACAGATCCTAAGTTCGAGTTGTTTTCAATTACTGATCTTGAAGCTGAAGTTATGCAGTACCGCCGAGAGCACAAAATCTTTCAGGTTGGTGATCAAGTTGCACTTACTAATTTGTCTTGGTCCTCCAGTTCTTTGCACAGGGTTTTAGAAGTACGCGGTAAAGCTACTATTCTTGTGTGTCCTATAAATCAGGCCACTGGTAGTGATATGGAAGTACTAGGGTTTTGTGCTGCACCATATTTCCTAAGACATATTTCAGAAGCAGAATTTGTAGCTAACAAAAGAATGGGGGTGTCATGATGATGAGTAAATATCTAACATCTAATAGCGTTTGTGAAATGTTTCATATAACGAAGCGTACATTAAATAGATGGGAAGCAAAAACACCCTGGGGAATCCCTTTCCCTGCCCCAGCTTTTGATTCTTCAGGCGGCACAATGAAACGTTATTTAACTCAAGACATAATTGAGTGGGAGGAAAAGTGCCAGAAAATAGAACAGTCAAAAAAAGCTATATAA